ATGGAGGTTGTTGAAGTGGATGAAGAGGTTGCAATAAAAGCGTGTGAGGTGTATAATTATAAGTACACTATTATTAGTGCGAAAGATTTCGTGATCCCACCTTTACAAGATGATTCTGTTCAAAAAGATTAGATGGAAGAACTTTCTGTCTACAGGTGATCGTTGGACAGAAATGGAATTGGATGCTACGGGAACCACTCTTATAGTTGGATCCAATGGTGCTGGTAAATCCACAGTGTTAGATGCACTGTGTTTTGTGCTGTTTAATAAACCATATCGTAAGATCACAAAATCACAGTTAGTTAATACATCTAATGAGAAGGGAACTATTGTAGAGATTGAGTTCTCTATTGGATCTAGAAACTATCTTGTCCGTCGTGGTATCAAACCTAATATGTTTGATATTGAAATAGATGGAGAGATGCGGAATAAAGAAGCTGACGATAGAATCAATCAAAAGGTTCTTGAAGAGCAGATTCTGAAATTAAATTTTAAATCATTTACTCAGATTGTAATACTTGGAAGTAGTAACTTCGTACCATTCATGCAGTTGAGTGCTCCTCATCGTAGAGAAGTTATAGAAGACTTACTTGATATAAAAGTTTTCTCAGCAATGAATCTTATTGTTAAAGAAAAACTTAGAGAGAATAGAGAGACTGTAAGAACTTTAGAATTGAAGAAAAGTAATCTTCATGATAAGGTTAAAATGCAAGAAGAATTTATTGAAGAGTTGGATAAGAGGGGTAAAGAATCTATTAAAGAAAAAGAACAAAAAGTTAATATAGTTGCTTTAGATATTGACAAAATATTAAAGAAAAATGAATCCTTAAATAATAATTTAGACAGCGTTCAAACACAATTAAAAACTGTATCAGATTCTCCACAACGCTTGCAAAAACTAGGTTCTTTGAAGCAGAAGATATCTAATAAAGTATCAAGAATTACAAAAGAGCATAAGTTTTTCACAGACAATACGGTATGTCCTACATGCAGTCAAGATATAGAAGAATCGTTTCGGTTAAATAGAATTGAAGACGCTCAATTTAGAGCAAAGGAACTCAAAGAAGGCTATCAAAAGCTGGAGGAGTCTATAAACGAAGAAACGGATAGAGAGCGTCACTTCACCACACTAACCAAGGAGATTTCAACTTTAACTTATGACATTTCTCAAAACAATACGAGGATTTCTGGACTACAACAACAGACGGGAGATTTACAGCAGGAAATTCAAACTCTTGCCAACAAACTTCAAAACAGAAATACTGAGCATGAGGAGTTAGAAAAGTTTAAAGGAGAACTCAATAGTGTATTTGATCAACTTGCATCAATTAAAGAAGAGATAAGTTATAATGACTTTGCACAGTCTCTATTGATAGATGGCGGTGTTAAAAGTAAGATAATTAAAAAGTATCTACCTTTAATTAACGAGCAGGTTAATCGTTACTTGCAGATGATGGATTTCTACATCAACTTTCATCTGAACGAAGAATTTAGCGAGACAATACAAAATCCAATACATGATAAGTTCTCCTACTCATCCTTTTCAGAGGGGGAGAAAATGAGAATTGATTTAGCACTCTTGTTTACATGGAGAGAAGTTGCTAGGTTTAAAAATTCAGCTAATACTAATCTATTAATTATGGATGAAGTATTTGATTCATCTTTAGATGGTGTTGGTAATGATGACTTTATTAAAATTATAAAGTATGTTGTTAAAGATGCTAATGTATTTGTGATATCACATAAGGCAGATATGTTGGATAAGTTTTCTACTGTGGTTGAGTTTACTAAGAAAGCAGGGTTCTCATATGCTACTCAAAATGCTGGTGAGTAATGTTTGAAATACAAATATTTCCTACTATCTTCTATGGGTTAGATGTTCCTTCAGAAATAAATGGGAGAGTTAAAAATATTATTGAGAGTCTAGATTATGAATGTGCTGGCAATCATCCAGATATTACAGATCCGAAGATTCATAATAGACCTGAGTTAAAATTTTATATTGATTATCTTGATAAAGAATTTAATAATCTAAAAGATAAGAATGGATGGACTTGTGATAGAGTAACAATTACTTCTATGTGGGCAACAAGGGCAAGTAAAGGTGTCTTTAGTTGCCGTCATCATCATCCTATGCACTGGTATAGTTTTATACATTACTTGACAGAAGGTAGTGCCACTCATTTTTATGATAAGGATAAGGAGACTCCATCCATGATGTTAGGTTGTGGTGGTGGTGCAGAAGCAGTTTTTCAACCAGGTAATAATATACCTGTTGGTTCTTTACTATTCTTTCCAAGTCATATACCACACTCAGTAGAACCTCATAATCATGAGCATAAGAGATATACTATTGCAGGAAATATTTTTCCAGAAGGTAAAGTAGACCCAATAGGTGATGGTGTTTCTCTGGATATAAGATTGGCCACTTGATAAAGTGTCCACTGGGGTGTTTTCAGCACCCCTTTTATTTGTATAATAGATACATCGACAACAAATCTTATGAGTAGACCACAAGGCGTTATGCTATCCCCGACCATTGATTATCTTTCAATGGATGACGAGCAAGGACCAGTAGGTGTTTTAGTTTTTCGTGGCACTGCCACACAACCAGCACAGGTTGCTTCAGTAGAAGATCGTGATGATTTTCGTGCTGCTTACGACCAATTTAAAGCTTACGAAAATGCCTGATAACGGTACGGTAGTAATCCACGAACGATATCCATATCGTTTTGTACAGAAGGGTCTCTTAGAGATCAACGGTAAACCTGATTGCCGTATACAAAAGTTTGACGAGTATCGTTCTTCTTATCGGGACATGTATTACTGTGATAATACAATGCAATTTGCCACTGCTATAGAGGATCTAGAATATACCAAATGGTTAGATCCTGCAGGTGTACCTGCCTATAGAAAAGATGACTAATTCATGGAGCTTGCTCTATCACACAATCAACGGAACATTAGACGAGGTATTTCCAATTATGTACGGACCAGATGATGAAGCAAATTATGTTTCTGGAATCGGAACCCATTCTGCTAGTAGATGGTCAGAACTTAAACTTGAAAATGTCACTATTGACACAAGTAACTGTCCACCAGAGATAGAAAAACCTCCTGTGCATTATAAGTACAACGAGGAAAAGATTCTTGAAAAAATCAAGGATTATATTGGCAGAACATATAGTTCTCACTACTCATATAATGATAAGGTGCAAACCTTAGATCTTATTGAAGCAGTCGGAGATGCATCTGCATTTTGCCGTAGTAACATTCTTAAGTATGCATCACGCTATGATAAGAAAGGCACTACTAGGCTTGACATTCAGAAGATAATACACTATGCTGTATTATTATACCACTTTGAAGGATTAGACAAGGACTCTACTAATGGATATGAAACTTTCTGAAAAAACAATCAACTTATTGGAGAACTTCTCTTCAATCAACCAATCCATTCTAGTTAAGAAGGGTTCTAAACTTCGCACTATTAGTGTGATGAAAAACATCCTTGCAGAGGCAGATGTTGATGAGAATTTTGAGAGGGACTTTGGGATCTATGATCTACCTCAGTTCTTGAACGGTGTTAATCTTATGAAGGATCCTGATCTGGATCTTAAGAATGAGACTTACATGATTATTCGTGAGGGTAAGTCAACTAAGGTTAAGTTTGCTTTTGCAGATCCTGAGGTTATTGTTACCCCACCTGAGAAACCATTAGAACTTCCTTCTTCTGATGTAAAGTTCCAGTTGGATAGTAATCATTTACAGAAGCTTCTTAAAGCATCTTCTATCTATCAGTTACCAGATCTATCAGCAATAGGTGATGGTGAAGAGATCACATTAGTAGTATCAGATCGTAAGAATGATAACTCTAATGAGTATACTCTTGTAGTTGGTAGGACTGATAAAGAGTTTGTATTCAACTTTAAGATGGAGAACATCAAGTTGATTCCTGGATCTTATGATGTTCAGATCTCTAAGAAGAATCTTGCTAAATTTACCAATAGCAATTATAATTTAGATTACTTTATAGCATTGGAACCTGACTCTAGTTATGAAGCATAATACATTTCCACTATTTCAAGTTCTAGTACATAAACTTCACATTGATGAATGGGAATTAGAAAAAGATAATATTCTTTCTTTGGTTCCTTTTGATGAAGAGAAATTTAGAACTGTGGAAATTAATTATACTGATTACTTTGATAAAAAAGAAAAGTCGTATCAAAATAAATTTTTATCTTTAGCAAAACCATATCTTGATGAATTTTTACAGACTTCTGAATATAAGTTTGATAAAGTAGATGAGATCTGGTGTCAAAGATATAAGAGCAGTAACTACCATCCTCCTCATGATCATGGGGCATTTGGTTATTCTTGTGTATTCTATGCTAAACTAGATGATAAGGTTCATCCTTCAACTATATTTCTATCTCCCTTTCAGGGAGTAGATGGTAATCATATTGTTGAAAGTATTATGGTTACTGAAGGAGACCTTGTAATCTTTCCATCCAATTTAATGCATATGGCTCCCCCTCATCTGAGTGATAAAGACCGTATCATTATTTCATTCAACCTTTTATAATGAAAAAAGATTTCCTTTGGGTTGAGAAATATCGACCTAAGACAATTGATGAATGTATTCTCCCTGATAATATTAAGGAAACCTTTAGACAGTTTCTAAATAAAGGTGAGATTCCTAATCTTCTCTTAACAGGACCAGCAGGTGTGGGTAAGACCACAGTTGCTAAGGCACTCTGCGAACAGTTGGGATGTGATTACATTCTGATTAATGGTTCTGATGAAGGTAGGTTCCTTGACACGGT